TACTAAGTACTTCAACAGTACCTACTAAATCTTTACCAACAAAGTTCATATCTAAAACATTATGTGATACATTATTTAAATTTACTACTGAAGAATCTGGATGATCTAGTTCACCTAATGCTCTTCTTTCTTTAATATATGTTCCTGCATACTTCTTTGCTTCACGCATTAAAGTTTCCATTGGATATACTCTACCATTTTGGTTTTTTGCTTCTGCTCTTTGAAGAACACCTTTTACTACCAACTTACCATTATTTTGTGTCAATGATTCAGTGATCTGTGTTGGCGAAACTTCAAATACTGTATAGTCTACTAATAGTTGTTTATCCATTTTTTAATCCCTGTATAAATAGTCCTGAGTTAATAAATGCTCTTTCGTTGTCAAATCTTTTACGTTCGTCCGAGTATTTTCTTTTTTGTTCTTTTAAGCTTAGATCTTTATTTTCTTTAGCTTTAGAAAATTGTTGCCATGTTCTATCTGGTATCATTGTGATAGCTCCTTTAATCTATTTGCAATCCTAACCATTCGTTCATTTATCTTAGCAAATCTACTTCCTGTTGATTTCCAAAAATGATTTGACTGTACACCCATTTCTGTTTTTAATCTTAAATTGTTATTAACAATCTTTTCCATATTACCTAACATTTTATTAACTTCATTAATTCCCCTGTTAACTTTTTGTTGAGGAGTTGATGTAGGGTCTTTTTTATAATCTCTATAAGATGTTTCATTTATACCATTCATCTTTTTAATCATTTGCATGAAAGTAGATTCCTTTACCTTTTTATACCCATCTGAACTTTCTATGTTATCTTTTTGTTTCTTTTTAGATTTTGCAGACCCGTCACTAAATGCATTAGGAGATTCAAATCCTGCAACTCCTCCTGTTGAACTCATCTCATCCAAATCTTCTTCTTCATTGGTAACAGCTTTAGTAACTGTCTTTCTTCTCTTCGCAAGATATGCATCAGACTTATCTACATCACCATCATTATCTATATCATCATCTTCTTTCCCTACTGGGTCAAGTTTAGCATCTTCTCTAAGATATTGCTTAAATTTATCTAAATAATCCATATTATACTCCTCTTTTCTTAAATACATAAGATACACCCGTATGAGATAG